GGTTGGCGACCGTCTTCCTGCCGATCTGCAGCACCTCGTCGCTGTCGCGGACTATCAGGATCACATCGACCAGGTCTCCCTCATCCATGTCCCACAGCTTGGGGATGGACAGATACGGAGTTCCGTTCGTGGCGAGGTGCAGACAGTTGGTCAGAAGATACTCATTGGTCATCCTATCACACCGTTGGAGGGGCCGAAGCCCCTCGGTTTCACTCGGAGGCCTCCTCCGAAGGCTCCTCGGCACCCGAGACGTCCTCTTCGGTAGGCTCGTAGAACTGCTCGATGTCGGCGAAGCTCTCCACGATGTCTCTGGGGACGGGCTCGTACTTCCAGATCTTGGCTCTGGTCTTGTCGTTGTAGGTCTCCAGCTTGACGTCCGCGAGGACGACTCCTCCGACTATGCTCTCGGGATTGGGGATGCCGATATTGGTTCCGCTGAGGGCCTTTCCGAGGGATGCCACGACCCCCATCTGCTTCACGTTGGTGAGCTTCGGCGGGAAGGAATCGTCGTCCTTCGCGCTGAAGAAGTACATCTGGGAGAAGTCCGCGTTGTTGGAGAGGGACGTGAATCCGATCTTGTATCTCGCGTTGTTCTCGTCGTAGGATGCGGAGGTGATCTTGAGGTACTGGTATCCCTCCTCGGGCGGGATGTAGTCCCCCGCGACGGATACGTTGATTCCGCTGAGCGCCCATGTCTTGTTCTCGAATGCCATTTCATTCACTCCTTGTGTTCTTTTTCATCGGTAAAGGGTTTTCAGTCTCTCCTCTTGAGCCTGAATGTGCTCACGGATGTGACCTTCATGTATTTGTCCACATCGATTCCCGCTTCCTTGAGAAGACCCTTGTCCAGAGTCTTCCTCTCGGATACGGAGAGCGAAGCGGTGCATCCCTCTCCTGCGAGAGAGGACACCTTGTGGTATCCCATCCAGTCCTTGAGCTGGGCCTGCAGGGATTCCTTCGCGGCCGTCAGGTCCGCGTGCTCCAGCTCGGCCACGGCCAGCTTCCTGTCGATGTCTGCCAGCTCCTCCAGACGGGCGCGGGTCTCATCGATGGATTCGACCAGTCCCGCCAGATGCTCGTAGAGCTCCCTGTCGCCGTCGTTGGACGGGTCGTAGGGAGGGGTGACGTTGCCGAGCACGTATTCGGCGTACCATGCCCTCACGCGCTCCATCCCTTCCGCCACCTGCTCCCTGTCGATGGGCATCTCGAACAGCGCCGACGTCTGCGTGCTGGGCACCCAGCACTGCGGGTTGGCGTATGCGTTCCTATCGACCAGTCCGAGTCCGACGAAGGCCTTGTCCTTCTGCGTCAGGAACTCGTTGTACAGTGCGACCTGCCAGTAGTAGTACTCCGGCACTCCCGCATGCTCCTTGCCCGTCCATGCTCCGACGTTCCCGGACGTCTTGATCTCGAGGATGTACTCGTCGGAGGAGCCGTCCTCCGCCTTGCGCATCACGATGCCGTCCACGTGTCCTGCGAAGACATCGTCCTCGAAGTCGGACTCCCACGAGTCGTGGTCGCCCTCGCGCTTCTCGAAGACCTTCTCCGCAGGCAGGAACAGGCCCTGCTCGGGATACGTTCTGCCCAGGTAGTCGATTATCACAGGTTCGAGGGCCTTTCCCGTCTCGATGGCGGGCTTCCCATCCAGGTCCTCTCTTCCCAGCCCCAGCATGGAGCAGGCCGCCTGGAACGGCGTGGACCACGGAGACAGTCCCAGAACCGCGGCCATGGCGGTTCCAGTGACCTTGTTGTGCACGGATCCGTCGGTGCGGATGACTCCGTTCTCGACGGTGTATGCGCACTTGGGCGCACTGTACCTGCGGGCCATCACGCCACCTTCTCGAAGTCGGCGATGAAGTCCACTGCATCGGACTGCGTGGATACGGACGCCCTCGCCTCGGACATGGCGTTGTACCTCTCGGCGCCGACCTTGCCCTCGCGGGCCGCCTCCGCCCAGCTGTCGCAGATCTTCTTCATGGTCGCTTCCTGGATGAGCGTCGGCTTCTTCCCATCCGCCTTCGCTTTCGGCGCAGGAGCGGCCGCCTTGGGGGCCTCTGGAGCCTTCGGAGCCTTCACAGCGGGCTTGACGCCCCCGTCCAGCACCTTGGACTTCATCTCGACGGCCTCTGTGAGCGTAGGCCTTGCAGGGAAGCCGTCCGAGGACTCGTCGCTCTCGGTCATATTGGGGTCGAACCCCTCTCCGAGCATGAACGTTCCGGACAGCCAGCCCTTCAGAGCATAGGTTCCCGCCTTGGACAGGGCCTTGTCGCCCGAATCCCCGGCCTCTCCGGGGACGCGGTACCTGATATATGCTCCCGTGTCGATGTCCACGACATCGATGATCAGCATCAGGGTGACATGCTGGCTCATGTTCCCGATGGCTCCGCGGAACGCGATATCCTCGTAGCAGGGAACGACCTCCAGTCCGGCCTTGGCGAAGGCAGGGTTCAGGAGGGACTTCATCCTGTCCACGGACAGGTACGGGTACCATTTGCTCCTGTCGGAGCCGATCTTCATGACCTTGTCGGGGGTCCAGTCCATGGTAAGGGTCATCCCCCTTATCTGGTTGAGCTTCCTGAGCACTCCGACGGGATACGGGCCGCTCTCGGCGGGCGGCTCCTCGGCGCCTTCCTCGCTGGCC